TTGATATACAAATTTACGGAGATCCTGCTGGAGATTTTAGATCACAAACAGATGAAAGAACTCCTTTTTCAATTATGAGAAATTATGGATTAAAAGCATTACCTGCACCATCTAATGATGTTGCTCTTAGAATAGAATCTGTAGATACAGCTCTACAAAGACTTATAGATGGTAAAGCAGGATTTATGATTGATCCTAAATGTATTAATCTTAAAAAAGGATTTAATGGTGGTTATCATTATAGAAGACTTCAAACATCTGGTGATAGATATGATGAGAAACCATTTAAGAATAGATATTCCCATGTTCACGATGCTCTCCAATATTTAATGATGGGTGCTGGAGAAGGTAGAACTTTACTTGCAGGTAGATCACAATCCAAACCTGTAGTAGCTAAAAAAGAATGGGATGTATTTGCTGGACAGAAAACAAGAAAACGAAAAGTATGGGATCTATTCAAGAGGAATGGTTAATCTATTTCCACAATACTAGAACTGAAAGATATGCTAAATGGATTAAATGGTGGAAGCCACCATATGGCTTTGCTCATTGTGGAGCTTTAAAATATATACCTCAACATGATGTATGGGAACATATACATTTTACCCATGCAGGTATGAGAACTGAAATTATATCTCCTAAAGAAGCAAATCAATTTTTAGACTACTTGTATGACTTTGAAATTCTAATATGTCCTGTTAAAGATGATTGGCATCTTATGAGGATTAAAGAATTAAGCTGTGTATCATTTATTATGAGATTAATTGGTTTTTACAGATGGTACATCATTACCCCATTCCAACTATATTGTGCGTTGCGTAAAGCTGGATATAAGCCATTTTGGAATAAATCTAAGTAAAAGGATATTTATTTTCTATGAGCAATGATAACAAAGCTAGTCGAGATACCGATGTATCAGGTGCAGAAGCTGTAGCTACTAAAGGTAAATATACTACAGCTTCAGATAAAAAAATTAAAGACGTTAAAAAACAAGCTTTTATTGAATCTGGTGCTGATGAAATAGATAGAAAAGCTAAAAATATTCATCCAGTTTTAGGTGCAATGAGTGGCCCATTCCAAACTGGATCTATTAAAACAAGAACATACTTTGATGAAAAAGTTTTAACAGGTAAAAGAACTAAACAAAACATTGGTTATACTCAAGAAGAATTTAGAAACTTATCTTTAGCAGAACAAAATAAAGTTTATGATAGATATATGGATGATAGATTATCTGGTAAAACAGATGCTTATGGAAATCCTACAGGTGGATGGAGAAAAGAAACTATTAGACATAAAAAAGCAGATGGTACATATGTAGATAAAGAAGTTTGGATGGGTGGAAATGATAATGATAACAAAGTACGAAAATCTAATTTTCAGTTAGAACAAGAAAACAAAGCAGCAGAAGAAGCTAAAGCTAAAGCTGAATCAGAAGCAAAAGAACAAGCTGCAAAAGATCAAGCTGATGCTTATAAAAAAAAGAGAACAGCAATGGTTGGTAGCAGATCTTTATTTGCTAACCCAGGTGGTAGAGGATTTTTTAATTAATGGAATATTTAGATACAACAGATTTACCTTTAACTAATAGTACAGATAAAGCTGCATCTATTTTAAAAAAATACAAAGAAGCTCAAAATATAAAAGATTATTGGAAAGATAAATTTGAAGAAGCATATGAGTATTGTCTTCCAAATAGAGAATCTTTTTATGAAGAAGCTCCTGGTCAAAAAAGAACAGATAAAATTTTTGATGAAACTGCTGTAGTAGGTGTACAAGAATTTGCATCTAGATTACAAGCAGGTATAACTCCTACATTTGCTAGGTGGGCAGATTTTCAAGCAGGTTCTGAAATTCCACCTGAACAAACTTCTTTTATTAATTTAGAGTTAGATAAAATTACAGAATATGTTTTTCAAATATTACAACAATCAAACTTTAACCAAGAAATACATGAATCATTTATGGATCTTGCAATTGGTACAGGTATTATGCTTGTTGAAGAAGGTGATGCTGTACATCCAATTAAATTTTCAGCAGTACCGTTAACTAGAGTTTGTTTAAATACTGGCCCAGATGGTAAAATAGATTCTATTTACAGAACTAGATATTGTAAACCAACAGAAATAAATATTTTATATCCTAAAGCTGTATTACCTGAAAACTTTGATCCTTTAAAAAATAAAAAGAAAGTTAAAATAATTGAAGCTGTATACAAGATACATGAAGACAATGTTGAAAAATATAAAATGTGTGTTGTTATGGAAAATCCAAAACATATTTTATTTGAAGAAGAATATGAAGGCGAAGGTTCTAATCCATATTTAGTATTTAGATGGAACAAAGCATCTGGTGAAGTTTATGGTAGAGGCCCAGTATTTAATGCAATGGAAGCATTAGGTAGACCTGAAGGAACACCTATGACTGCTACCGAAGTTTCTGAAAGAATGGCAGATCTATCAAGACAAATAGGTTCCTCTTTTGGTAGACTACAATCTGAACTTATTACTCCATTATTAAAAAGAATTATTAGAATTTTATCCAAACAGGGTAGAATAGAGATCCCTAAAATAAACGGTAGGGAAGTAAAAGTAGCTCCTCGTTCACCTCTAGCACAAGCACAACATTTACAAGATGTTGCTGATGTAACTAGATTCAATGAAATTATTGCAGGAACATTTGGCCCACAAATGATTAATTTAATTGTGGATCAAAATGAAACTGCAAAATACATTGCTAACAAAATGAACTTACCTGAGAAGTTAATCAGAGATGAAGGAGAACAGAAAGAACTAGTTGACCGTTTACAACAAATGCAAACTGCACCAGAGGAGGGTGAAGCTCCACCAGGAGCATGATATGTCTTGGAAAGACCTAGAGAAAGAGAAGCCCAAGGTTACAAATAGTATAGATGGTTATGCAAGATCAACTGAAGATGAGTTGATTTTAAATAAACATTTTGCCAACGTCTTTAAAGGAGATGAAGGTAAAAAAGTTTTAAACTATTTGCAATCTATTACTATTGAAGCTGTTGCTGGGCCAAACATTGATAGCAACAGACTATTTCACTTGGAAGGTATGCGATTCCTTGTTGGAATTATAAAAACTCGTATAACAAAAGGAGAAAATGATGGCAGATGATAATGCACCTTCAGCACCAATCGCCACTGAAACACCTTCAGAGGTAACTAAACCAGATTACATTCAGGATAAGTTTTGGAACGCTGAAACAAAAGAAGTTAATATTGAAAACTTAGCTTCATCATATAACTCTTTGGAATCTAAACTAGGTTCAAGAACAGAGGACTTGTCTAAGCAAATTAGGACTGATCTTGAAAATGAAAGACTTAGTAAAGTTCCAGAAAGTTATAAACTTAATATTCCAGAAATGGATGAAAATACAAAAGTAACTATTTCAGAAGATATGCCCATTGTACAATGGTGGGGTAAAACTGCAAAAGAAGCAGGATTATCTCAAGAGCAATATGATGCTGGAGTAAATGCTTTTGTTCAAAATGCAACAGCTAATCTTCCTAACCCAGATCTTGAAAGACAAAAACTTGGAGATGCAGGTAAGGAAAGAATTGAAGCTGCAAATATGTGGTCTAAAAAACATCTTAGCCCAGATGCATATAATGCTATTTCAGGTTTTGCTTCTACTGCTGATGGAGTTAAAGCTCTTGAAGAAGTTATGAAACTTACTAAAGACAGCAGTATGCCTACAGCACCTACTCAGGTCGATGTCGCTGCTAGTATGGATGATCTTAAGTCAATGCTTAATGATCCTAGATATTACGACAGTGCAAGGAGAGATCCTGCGTATGTAAGACGAGTAACGGAGCTGTATGAAAAAGCATACAACAGTAAAAAAGTTTAATTTTAAAAAACTTAAAAAGCCAATAAAATGGCTAGACTGTGTATCACAAACTGGTTGGTTATCTGTAGCACAAATGGATGCTGCAGAACCAGCTAAGTGTACAACAGGTGATTTCTGGATTTATAAAGATAATAAAGATTTTATAACTTTATTTGGCACATATTCTCAAGATAAAGACGGTACAATTGAATTTGGTGAAGTGATTACTATTCCCAAAAAATGGATATAATTGTGCGTTGTTAATACATACTAATATATAATATTCCTATTCCAAGACCTTTTTAAGTTCAATGATTGCCCTTAATTGGATAACAATCCTCTGCATAAAAAGATAATCGGTAAACACTAACACTTAACAACAAAGGACATAACAATGGCAAGTTCGATAAACAATGCCTTTATTACTCAGTTCGAAGCAGAAGTTCATATGGCTTACCAAAGAATGGGAAGCAAATTAAAGAACCTTGTTAGAACAGTTAATGGTGTCAATGGATCAACTGTTAAGTTTCAGAAAGTAGCTAAAGGATCTGCTAACACTAAAGCAAGACATGCTGAAGTAGTAGCAATGGATCTAGCTCACACTAACGTGTCTGCTACTTTAACTGATTACTATGCAGCTGACTACGTTGATAAACTTGACGAGTTAAAGGTAAACATTGACGAAAGACAAGTTGTTGCTTCATCTGCAGCGTATGCTCTTGGTAGAAAAACTGACCAAGTTCTTATCGATGTACTTGATTCTGCAACTTCAATCGCAAACAATGTAAACAGTTCAGCAACTGGTATGTCTTTGATCAAAGCAAAGAACATGATGGAAATTTTCAATGGAAATGATGTTCCTGATGATGGTCAAAGATACTGGGTAGTTGGGCCAAAACAATGGTCAGATCTATTATCAATAGATCAGTTTTCTAGAGTAGAATACGTTGGGCCAAATGAATTACCGTTCCCTGGTGGTATTACTGCTAAGAGATGGATGGGATTCTTATTCTTCGTACACTCTGGATTATCAACTGCTTCTTCAAACAGAAAGACTCTATGTTTCCACAAATCAGCAATTGGTTGTGGTATAGGTTCTGATGTTAGAACAGAAGTAAACTACATTCCTGAGAAAGTATCTCACCTAATAACTTCAATGTTATCTTTAGGTGCAGTAGAAATCGATGGCGATGCTGCTAGAGTTCAACTTTGTGCAGAGTAATAATAAAATAGGAGATAAATAACATGGCTTACTCAACTGATAACCCTGTGAAAAAAATTTCACAGATGGGTGCTAGTAATTCTCTTTGGTATTACACTGACGGAGATGCAATTGGCACAATCGATGATGCAGATTATTTTCTTGCTGACTATGCTAACCTAAAAGCTGGTGACATAATTTTTGTCAACAGTGGAGGTTCAAATGGCGTAGTTGACATTTTAATGGTATCAGCTTCATCTTCTAGTACAGTTACAACTGTATTATTAGCATAACGCTTAAAACTTAGGGGGAGCAATCCCCCTGAGTTGTTTTTTTTTAAATTATGGCAATAACAAAGATAGACATATGTGCAAGAGCTTTAGTAATGATAGGTGCTCAACCTATTACATCATTTACTGATGGAAGCACAGAAGCATTAGTTGCCAATAATGTATATGAAGATATAACTAAAGCTGCTCTTACAAGACATAGATGGAGATTTTCTACAACACAAAAAGCATTATCATTATTAGCATCAGCTCCAGTAGGTAGATATGATTATGGTTACCAAATACCTACTAACCCAGAAGTTTTACAAATAAATACAGTTACAGTTAATGATTATGTAATTCCATACTCTAGATATAAAGATTATATTTATGTTAATGGATATGGTTCAAGTAATACATTAATTATGGATTACATCTACAGAGTAGATGAAGCATATTTTCCACCACATTTTGTTTTAGCATTAGAATATGAATTAGCTTCTATATTTGCAGGTTCTGTTGCTAGAGATTCAGCAATGATTAAACAATTTAAAGAATTAGCTGAAAGACAATTTCTTATTGCTAAAAAT